TTGTTTGTCGGCTTCTCTCTCACTCGACAATAATATGCTCATGTTCTCCTTATAGGGTTCTGTCCCAAAGTGCGGAACCATATTACCCTATCCTTACTTCTTCTAATTTAGTGTTAATAATTTAGAGATAGTATTATGATATTATTATTTTGGTATTAGTTCAATTGGTTTTATATTGTATAGTATATATGAGATAATTTGTTTTTTTCAGTTTGTTTTCAGTCCAAACTGAAAAGATGAAAGGGGTATATATTGGGAAATTAGGTTAATTTAATACATTATATTCATTATTTCATTATTTCAGTTATTTCAGTGCCTAGTGATTTGGCGGATTTTGAGAATACTCAAATGGGGCATGATGAGACATGATGGTGAGAGGGAGAGAAGGGGGTGAAATAACTGAAATAACTGAAAAGATAGAGCAGTGCATCGAATAGAAACTGAAATGAATATGTAATCTTGGTGAAATAATGAACGGGAGTCTTTTTAGATTCTTTCGGCAGTGTTGGAGAATTTGAGGTTTTGGGGGTGTGGTGATGTGCTTAGTGTTTCGGAGTCAGCAGTATCAAGTTCCTGCTTGAGTATTCGTGGGACTAGACGAGCAGGTGGGCGGCGGAGGCTATAAAGGAAATACAGATATTGAGATGTCTCAATCGGGATAGAGCGAGGGGCCAACGACACATAGATTCAATCTATTATTGCTCTCCCGATTGAGGCTAATGGAGATGTAAATAATGATACAAGGAACGATACAACAAGATGCAATATGGAATGAATTAGTAGAAGGAGACTCACACATTATGGTGTATGCCGGTGCGGGAGTTGGTAAGACTTTTACAATTGTAGAGGGTGCAAATAGAATTGGTGGTAAGAAAGCCTTTCTTGCATTTAATAACGCAATAGCAAAAGAACTCGGAAAGAGACTACCCGAAGATGTATATGCGGCAACCTTTCACTCGATGGGTAACAAAGCAATACGAACTAATTTAGGCTACAGAAAAATGGATAAGTGGAAAACTGCTAATATTATCAAAGAAGTTCTTGGCGGAGATTATTTTGCTATGCCTTTAGTTAAACTAGTAAGTTTGATGAAAGGTCATTTGGTTGAAGCCAATAACCGTAAAGCAATAGTCGGTCTAATTAACAAATTCAATATAACATTCGCTAGTGACAAAGATGAAGTCAATGGCATTGTTGCTTTGCCAACTATTATGCAAATGAGTAAGACAAGTCCTGTAATNGATTTNGATGACATGATTTGGCTACCAATTGTTTTAGATTTACCATTGGTTAAGTATGATGTAATGTTTGTAGATGAAGCACAGGATTTCGATGAAGCACAGCGACAATTGATTTACCGTAGTGTTGAACCGGATGGTCGTTGCGTAGTAGTTGGCGACCCCAACCAAGCAATTTACGGATTCCGAGGGGCGAGTAGTTCTAGTATGGATTTGTTTGCTAAACTTTTAGAGAATACAAATAGAGATATTAAGAAATTACCTCTAAGTTTAACATGGCGTTGTCCTTCTTCTGTAGTTGCCGAAGCAAACCGATTCGTTGAAGACTTTCATTGTAAGGATGATGCTGATGAAGGAAAGGTTGTTGTTGATTCAGCACTTAATCCTGTTAAGGGTGATATGGTTTTATGCCGATACAATGCACCACTTGTTACAGCATTCTACAAACTAATCGGTGAAGGTAAATCAGCATACATTAGAGGTAGAGACTTGACAAAGGGATTAGTTAATTCAGTCCGTAAGATTTCAAAAGATATGTCAATGTCTTCTCAAGAGTTTGCTGAATTATTGGATGCCGACTTTGAATACCAATACAAAAGTTGATTGACAAAGAGAGATTCAATCAAGCAAATAATTTAGAAGACAAGCATGAGTGTCTTTGTCTATTTGTCTATAGAGCCGATACTGTCGGAGGTATTATTGAAGAGATTGAGCGTGTCTTTAATTCCGATGGGAAAGGAGACATCATGCTTTCTACAGTTCACAAGGCTAAGGGTCTTGAAGCAAACAATGTATTTATTTTGGCGACTGAAAGGATGCCTCATCCTAAAGCAACCAACATGAAAGAAGAGATGAATATTTGCTATGTCGCAATTACAAGGGCTAAGAACAACCTCCACTACTGCGGCCCAAAACCTGCTAAGGGGGTTCAGTGATTGTCTCAAATAGACTTTTCACAGTGGGGGACTATTACAGTTCATGATGAATTAGTTCCTTCGGGAGTTGTAATACAGTTTCATCCTAAAGATGGATTTGTATTTCCTATGCACAATGCTCTTGTAGAGTGGGGTAGAGAAAACGACCGACTAATTGGTATCTGTATTCACAGTGCTAAAGGTTGGCCTGTTCCCTGCGCTATTGTATTTAATTGGGGTGCTTGAAATGGCTAAAAGCATAATTGCTATGAAGCATGTCTATAAGTTATTTCAAGAAAAAGACTCTTGGGAAACGACCGAGATATATGATAGGTTGATTGTTATGAAATATAGAAACATGCCAACCAAGACTCAACTTCACAGACTTCTTTTGAAAGACCATTATAATGTCAATTCTCAAAAGAAACATATTTTGGCCCTTTGGAAGAAGAAGCCTCAAAAAGAAAAACTTGTTGAGGTATTTGAATGAGTTACGATAGGCATAATGACGACCCCGAATATTTGTTGAAATTGATTCGTGTGTTTTATAATTATTTAGAAGAGCAAACACATAATATTAACAAGACATCGGATTTAGTCAAAGCCTATCAAGACTTCTTCAAAGGACAATTATAATTCACATATGGGTTTGGCAGTAATTAGAGAAAATGTTTGCTTGGCGGCTTCATCTACATCTCCGTAGCGTCAAGGGGGTTTCGTTCTCCCCCTTCTCTTCCCCATATTGAAAGGTGATTTTATGATAAATTGGATTAAGAGTTTCTTCGTTACAGAAGAAAAAGAAACTAAACCCAAGTGCTACAAATGTGGGCTTGGTGCATCAGTAATTGTATTGATGGAATTTCAAACGCTAAGTATGGAGGCGTTTAAAGATAAAATACTTACCAAAGTGTGCGGCTCATGCTTTGAAGAGATTCATGCCCACTATAATCCTGTATGGATTCCTAAGCCAATTAAAGGTGAAAATAATGATTAGAGAAGAAATAATAATAAGAATAAGCGAACTTGAGACTGAATTAGTGAACCATGACTGTATTTATGAAACAGAATTACACTCTACGAAAAACCTTAGTTGTAAAATATGTGATAATTTTGAAAAGTCATGTGATAAACTATTAGACATGTGGAAAGGTGAAGAAGAATGACATGTGAAGTTTGTAACGGAACAGGTGAAAGAATTGTAGAATGCAACAACCACGATGTAGTCTACAAAGAACCCTGCTATTGTTTGCTTTGGGAAGAAAGACTCAAAGAAGAATTGGCGATTAAGATTGCTGATGTCCTATCTAGTAAGATAACCAAAGAAAGACTTTCACTATGTTTGGCTTCTCTAATTGTTGAGAAACACAGTGACGATGAAGAATCAGTAAGGGCTTTAAACAGTATCAGTGACAACAAGAACGCTCAATACTTAATGAATTGGGCGTTGCTTTGAAATAGTAGTTTTGCATGAGTGGTATTATGAGCAATAAGAATACAATTAAGAGACTAATAATCCTTTTAGAAGATGGGCCTTTGAACCCACATCAAATAATGGATGAATATAAAAAACGATGGCCTAAGACACAGCCTTCAATGCCGAGGTTGTCTAATTTATTATCTAGACATAAACAATTTAGAGATGTCGGAGACTCGGTAATAACCAATACAACATCGGGCGGAAACCATGAATATATCGCAAACACATACCGAGTAAAGGTATGGGCTTTGAATGAGCATATGGTGTAATGGATAGCATACTGGCCTTCTAAGCCGGTGATACGGGTTCGACTCCTGTTATGCTCGCCAAATTAAACAGTTTAGTAGTATCTGTAATGACTACCAATAGGGTGCAAAGCCCAAACAAAAAAAACGAGGAATAAATATGAAAGTAGAATTTAGATTGATAGACGACGAAGAATTGCCACCATTGGTAATTAGTATGAATGAACAAGATGAACCAAAGGTAGTGATTAACACTCATCACCGTATTTGGATTAGTTTGCACAGGAGAACTATTGCCGGAGTAATTGAATCACTTCAAGAGAAGATGGATGAAATACTCACAGGTTTCTTAATAGAGCAACGAGCGAATGAAAACATGGACTTAGAGGGTTGGGAATGAAAATTTGTATGTGTGGAACAACAGGCGATACCGTAACAACAACCTGCGACCACTGTAACCAACCCGTCTGTAGAAAGTGTTCTGTAATTATTACACCCAACAGAGTTAATGGCGATATTGAAATTAAACATATTCGGTGTATGCCTAAGAAGTTTCAAAAGAATTACAAGGTGAAGAAAAATGAATGAAGAAAGAAAATTTAAGCGAGGATTAGGCGAAGGCCGATGGGACAGAAAACTAAAACAGGAAATGATTGAACTTTCTGTTGCTGATAANTATGAGGATGCCAAACATGAGTGGACTGCTACAGGAGACATATGGTGGAATTGGGGTAGAGGACAAGCACCGGATTGGGTTGCNCATTCAAAGAATGGATGTAATCAATGTCTATGCGGTCATAAAATCGTCTATCACTTTGAGATTATGAATGAAAAGACGGGAGTAAGAGAGTGTGTTGGTAGCGACCACATCAACTCCTATCTAATTCTAAATGAGATTAAAAATCGGACAGGTCTAAGAGAAGACCAAATTACTGATGCTATGATTGAAGAATGGATAAATGTTAAGATTAAATCCATGAAGAGTGAAAAATGGTGGGAGGAATTTGGTGATGATTTCATTGATAAGTTTGAAGACATTAGGGAATTAGACTTGAGAATCAATGTTAATGAGAAAGGAACATATTGGGATAATCAACTAGGGATGTATAGACCTAGAACAGTCATCCGTAAGCGTTCTAGTGGTGGTAACATGGCTTCTATTGTATGGAGATGGAATCACCCCGACAACAGAAGAAACCAACAAGAAGTGCATGGTTATCCAAACAAAAAACTACTTGATGATTTAGACGAGTTTCATGAAATGTCAGCCCCTCTTCTTGAAAAACTACAGAAAGAAGACCAAATATTTGCTGATAGAATCAAGATGATAAATTCAAACAAGAATACATTGGTTCGACGGACTGATGATGATGCAATAAATGATATGGTTGAGTTTTATGACTTGAAGAATTTCAATGAGTTCAGTAGTAGTTATTTGAGTGATTGGGAAAATACCTTTTTCACTAGTATTAAACAACAACTTTCTAAGTTCAAGACACTATCCAATAACCAATTAGAAACATTACAGAAACTTTTAGTTCCTGCTACAGAAAAACAAATTAACTATTTGATTGCACTAGGCTTTGAAGGCGATACAACATTATCAAAGCGACAAGCATCAAACGCAATAAACGAGATAAAAACAGATGGCTTAAATAGTCATAGGACATGAGGAAAAATAGACAAGGTGAAAATTATGGTAACACTAAGAATTTTAAACGAAACAGGACACACGCAATTAGAGATGGCTTCATCCGAAGTTATTGAACAGATAGACCAACACCCGACCCATTGGCTTTTCGTTGATGGTGAAATGGTAAGTCGAAGCGAAGTAAATGAGATTAACTGGGATGAAGTTGCTGATGTAACATTGACTCCCGCAATTGTTGGAGGAAACTACTAAGTTTCTTGATAGTCCTAAGATTATCTCAAGGTGTATTCTATGGCCCTTTTTCGGGATTTCAATGAGTGTAAGGGAATCGTCTCTCTTATGCTCAAAGACTTCTCGGAAGAGGGCCAAAAGCGTATAGAAGACACTATCAAATATTGCGAGCATCTAGAAGATGATGCCGACAAACGCTTTGCATTAACACATTCCGTAAAAAAAGAATTATGGGATATTCCTATAGCAGTAGATACAGGCTTTGTAAAGTATCTAATCAACAGGGTGAATGAATTGAAAATACTTATTGAATACAAAAAGGTGAACGACGATGAATAATCCCGAATATGTTCCTAATACTAGAGGAAAACCAATAGCAACTCGATGCCGAATATGTGGAGGGCAATTAACAACACCACAGGAATTTAAAATAGAGGCACATGAAAGATGTGTTAAAAATTACAAATCAAAAAAATACATGATGTGAATAAAATGAATATTATAATTAGAAGAACAGGAGAAATAAACGAAGAAATAAAAATTAACGGATTCTTTTTCGATGTAGTGAATAATAAAATCCGTATGCCAAAATACATAAACTTAGGTGGAGATTGGCAATCTATAGAAGAAGACCATGTTTGGGATGAATCAAATATTTATCGTTATTCTCAATATTTGAGAAACGAATTACTAGGAAGTGGTTTTAGAGTTGCTGTTGGAGATGGTAATTTAGGAAGTGCCGATGCTATCACATCAAACTTAGCAAAAACTATTTCTAAAAAAATACAGAGATATTTTATTGAGGAAACCCTCGATACTGAAGTTGTTTTAGTCATTGGCGGTAATGAAATATGGATAGAAAAACCATACGCCATCAATGGAATAAAAATGTCCTTGAAAGAATTATCATTTAAGTTGAGTAGAATTATTCAAGCCTATGGTAATATATTTAATAGACACGAAAGTGAAGAACATAAATCCGAAACAAAGAAAGCAATACGGAGAATAATGAAAACTCCCGAAGACATCCTTTATTGTTTGGAAAATAGAGTTCCCTTCTACTTTTTCACCATAGGAAAAAAAGAAAATGTTCGATTAAATCTTAAACAAATAGGAACATCAAATTACGCTCTTGAAATATCCGATGGTAAATGGGGTGAAATAAAAGAAAGTGATTTAACTACATATCTAGGTCATTATTTGCATGGTCATAAAAGAGGTAGTTGGAAGTTCTTAAGTCCTTCAAAACTTTATTCTAGAATCATGGGTAAAGACCCAATGGAATCTCAACTAAAAGTAATGATTGCTTTTCTTCAACAGAATAGAACTCAAGATATTGTTGAGAAGAGAGCCAAAGAACTGATTGAAGATATGGCTATACAGTTCAAAGATAGAATTTTAGTCATTCCTCCGATAGAATCCGAAGAAGGTTTAAGAGATAGTAACGGAGTAGTAAGAACACCAATGAAAGTCTTAGTCAAAGGTCAAAAAACAGATTGGCTTTTGGTAGAAAATATCTACAATTATAGCCATCGAAATAACCCTCAAAGAGTTCACACTCATTGTTTAATGACAGAAATTGAAAATCAAGGAGAAGAAGATGAACATAAAGTGACTCGTTGGAATGGCCCAATATGTATTAACACGGGTGGGAAAAATCCATCGTTGGGCGACCAATTCGCATCTAGAATATTTTCACTAATGAATGACTCTTCTATATCAAAGAGAGTTAATACGATAGGTGGCTACATGTTAAACCAAGAAAATAGAATAAGAATACCACTAAAGGAGTGTTTTACAAATGAAAAGAAACAATACAAATACGATGAAATGCTTGGAATGTCAATCCAATGACTTTAGCCTAGATACAAGGCTAGGCGAATTGGTTTGTAATGAATGTGGTTTGGTTTTAGTTACCGAACCCTTTGAGCAAACCTCCTATGCCTATGACGCTAATGGTGAAAGAATTAGAGAGGCTTGGAAAAACAACCCAACTCTTGTCAAAGGAATGAGACAGTGGGGTAGAAGTGATAGAGCAATACACACAGGAATTACAATGTGTAAAGTATTACTTTCATCACTGAACAGTGCCAAGTCTTTATCGGATAGAGTAGACCAACTTTACAGGTCGCTGTATCGAAAGCATGTCTTCACTACAACTATTCTAGAAGACAGGGCGGCGGCAGTAGTATATTATATTCTCAAAGAAGCAAACCTGCCTTTCACTTTGAAAGAAGTGTGTAAGGAATATGATTGTGTTGAGAGAAGAGTATTCAAACTCGCTAAGAAGATAGCAAATGAATTAAACAATACATCAGTATTTCTAATGAGAGATAGTAGTCCTTTCGCAGAGAAATACGCAGTGGGTCTTGGCAACCAAACATTTGTTTCAAAGGTTGGCCGAGTAGCAAACCACTATGATAACTTAGTAAAATTAACAGGAGATAATTTGCGGCCATCGTCGCCGGTAGCATTCTGTTGGATTGTTTCGTTATTAGAAAATATGGGTATAACCCAAAAGGTTATTTCCGAACACACAGGTTTCACGACAAGAGCGATTTACGATGAAACCAAAAGACTACTAAAAATAAAAAACACAAATAAAGAAGAAATAGAAGGGAGAGGAATAGAATGGATAGAAACATATTGATTATAGGCGCAGGGGGAATTGGGAGTCATTTGATTCGCATTCTTGAAAGTGTTGTTGGAGACGGAACGAAAGAAAGATTGTATAACATCAATGTTTCCGACCCCGACACTGTAGAATTAAAGAATTTAACATACCAAGACTTCAAGAGAGAAGACATAGGTAGAAAGAAAGTCACCTGTATGAAAAAACACAGTCAAGTAAATGGTGCAAACCCATACCCAATATTGACTGAAACGCAGTTGAAAGGATATGACTTAGTAGTATGTTGTGTAGATAATTTAGACGCTAGAAGGCTCTTGTATCGCTCACAGGTTAAGTGGCTAGACCTTCGCTCTCAAGGGCGTAATGCGGCCTTTATTTCATACAAGGCTGACCCATCAATGTATGATACTATGTTGGCAGGGCCGGACGGTTCTTTCAGTTGTCAAGGTGATTCTTGGGATGGTTCTAGTAAAGGACTACATTTCATGCACATAGCAATTGCAGGTATGGCGGCTGAATGGATTCAGCGTTGGTTTAATGGTGAATCAGTTAATGACTTTATGGTGGTGAATGTATGAAAACAATTGAAATAATTAAAAAGTGGGAGGATGCCTTCGATACTGCGTTTTTAGGAGATGCAGATAACTTTGAACATATAGAAATATTGATAGAGGCTTTAGAAAAACTACGGAGTGAAGAAGAATGAAGTGCGATGTTTGTCATGGTAAAATAGACGAGCATAGTCACAACGGTAAAGTTTACTGGACTGAGGGACATAATGCCGAACCTTTAGTTAGTGGTCGTTGTTGTGATGCGTGTAATAGTTTAGTTATTGGATTTAGAATGTTTGCCTATTCCAAGCACCCCCACTCAATTCATTACAGGCTAGAAATTGAAAAACAAAGAGAGATACAACTAAAAGTTGCAGTTATGCAAAGAGTAGATAGAGAAAGAGGTGAAGAAGAATGAATATATTTGCACTATCAAAAGACCCCGTAGAATCAGCCCAACAAATGCTAGACAAACATGTAGTTAAAATGCCAACTGAAAGTTGTCAAATGCTACACACTAATTCCCTTTACTTTTTGTTTTGGGAATCTCATGGTAGAGAGCCTTCTTTGAGAGAACTGAAAGAGTTTCATAAAGAGTCGCACTTCAAATACTTGATGAAACCTGCTATGCTTAATCACCCTAGCACTATTTGGGCTAGACAAACTAAAGCAAATTACATGTGGCTATACAATCATGCTATGGCCCTTTGTAAAGAATATACATTTAGATACGGTAAAGTTCACGGAACAGAAAAAAGAGTTAAAGATAGTTTTACTTTCTCTTATGAAGAAGATGACTTAACTCCTGTATCTATTGCTATGGATGACATGTATAGACTACCTAAAGAAAAACATTGTTGGGATTTTGTAATAAGGTCTTATCAACATTATTACTTGAGAGGTAAATGGGATTTTGCCTTTTGGAGTAAAAGAAAAGAACCGGACTGGTGGCCCGAAAATCACCGATACAATATGATAAAAAATAGAAAACCATTTGGAGGAATATAAATGAAATATACAGAGAAAGACTTAGGAAATAAAATAGATTATGATGACGATAGCGGCTCTTACTATGATGAAAGAATTGTAGAAGTGTTTTGCGGTATTTGCAGTGCTAGATTTGTTGGCCCAATTAGACAAGCCGGTGGATTTATTGCAGGGCATGAATCGTTTCACGCATGGGAATTTAAAATCGCTATGAATGCCGAAGATGGGATGGTGGCTTAAATGGGTAAAAGCGGAGAATGGTTTGCTAGAGAAGAAGAAAAAAGTATTAGAGAAGCAGAAGAGTATTGGGAATACCAAGAAACAATTTCTAGTGCTAGAAGTGAAATAATTCCTTTCTTACAGGGAGTTTGGGTCAATCTACATCAAGAATGGGGAGACGACGCAATACACACTAAAGCACTACAAGATGCAATATGGAAAGCCTCTACTGAAATGCTACCATGTCTTGAAGTTCAAGTAGTAATTGATGCTAATAACAGAGCGCACATTTCATCCGGTTCATCGGGATATGTAAGTTTCAAAGTAGAACCAAAGAAGATGAAATTACCTATCAAGTGTTGGTTTCATACTCATCCATTTGGTTCAGCATACTTTAGTGGAACTGATTGGACTACTGTTGCTATTTGGGAACCTGTAATGAAAACTGCCTATGTTATTGGTGGAGACGACCACTACGGTTTTTGGGAGAATACTAAACCTAAGCAATTAGAGATTAAGCAAAAGGATGGTAATTATAGAATACAGATTAGAGCAGGTGAAGAAGAATGATTGACACAGACAAATACGAAGAATTAGATTGCGGTTGTTGCCCGAAAATAGGATGCGGTATTGATTGCGGAGTTGAGAAGAATGATTGACACAGACAAATATATTGAAGATGGTTTAAATACTCATAACTTAGATGATAAAAACATGAAGTCGGTTGGAACATGGGTAGTAATTAAGAAAGACAAGACAACAAGTGCATCCGGTATTATTTCTATTGGAGATAATATTGGAGTAGTGCATGATTGTTCTGTTGATAAAACTTTGATAGGAAAGAAGGTTGTATTCAATGCAGAAGACAAGCACTTTACTTATGGAGAATATACTTTTGTAGATTATTCTAGAGTGTATGGGGTGGTTCCTTGATTCTACACGGTGAAGAAGCACGAAAGAAAATCCTTGAAGGTATCAATCTAGTGGCTGATACAGTCAAGCCAACTCTAGGGCCACAGGCTAGAACAGCAATACTTCAAGGCAATCCTCCGGTTGTTATCAATGACGGAGTTACTATCTCTAAGTATGTATCTAGCACAGACCCTTATGTTCAAATGGGTGTTCAACTTGTTCAAAACTTAGCGAGTAAAGCACAGTCTAAAGCAGGTGACGGAACAACTACAGCATGTGTTCTAGCACAGGCTCTTTGTAATAACATGTCCGAAGAAGCACTACAAAACATAACAAGAACTAGAGGTTTGCTCACAGCATCAAGAGACTCGATTCTCAACAACTTAGATAAATTATCCAAACCTGTAGAAGATGAAGACATTGGTAAAATAGCCACGATTGCATCGAACAATGACGAGGAACTTGGTAAAATTATTGCCGAGGTTTTTGAAGCAGTTGGTCGTGATGGAGTAATTAGTGTTGAAGAAAGTCATGGTCTTTATACAGAATATGAAATTAGAGAAGGTCTAGAATTAGATAAAGGATTTATTACACATCTTTTTGCTAACCAAGACAACGGCGATTGTTTGCTAGAGAAGCCTTTAGTGTTTGTAACAAATAAAGTAATAAGAAAGTTTCAAGATATTCTACCTGCGTGTGAATTTGCGGCTAGGGAGGGCAGACCTTTGTTCTTAATTTGCAGAGACTTACAAAATCTAGCACTACAAAATGTTCTAGCCAATGTAATTCAAGGTAGATTAAACATCGGAGTAATTCAAGCACCTAATTACGGCGATAGTCAATTAGATGAACTTAAAGACATTACAGCAGTAATTGGCGGTCGAGTCTATTCCGATGAGGCCGATGATGACTTGAGGATTGTTAATGAAGAATCCTTTGGTTCATGTGACCGAGTAGTAATAGACCAACTAAAAACAACGATTGTTGGTGGAGAAGGAGGCAATATAGAAGAGAGAATAGGAACTCTAAAAACATTATACGAATTAGGTTCTAATGAATGGGTGAAAGAAAGTATCTCTAATCGAATTAGTAAATTGAAAGGTGGAGTTGCAGTGATTAAGGTTGGTGCAGGTTCAGCAGTTGAAATGCGAGAAACTAAAGAAAGACTTGACGATGCCCTAAACGCAACTAAAGCCGCACTTGACGGGGGTTATATTGTTGGGGGAGGCTTGTCTTTAATCAAAGCAACCAAAGATTTGTCCGAACCTAATTGGATAAAGGCAACAATGTTCGCACCTCTAAAAGCACTACTAGAAAACAGCAGTGTGGATGTGGATGAAGTCTTTGGAGATATGATACATGAAATACAACAAGATATTGGTTTCAATGCACAGAATGGTAAAAAAGAAAATCTACTTGATGCGGGAATCATTGACCCAACAAATGTAACAAAGAGTAGTCTAAGTGCGGCCTTCTCTATTGCGCTAATGTTTTTAACTACAGAAGTCGCAGTTCTCATTGAGGAATAATTATGAAAAGAGCCGTCACAGTAACACTACCTGCCCCTTATGCGGCAGAGATTGTATGTCCTATATGTGATGGCAATAAATGTAGAGTGTGTGAAATGGCAGGAAAATTAAAAATAAAGGTAGCACCTAAAATACCTATTCAAAGAGCGCACATTATAAAATATGTAGTGGATAACTTGGCTGATGTTGCATCCGAAATGACTCGGATGTATGGCCTTGTTCCCGAAATAAATACCAAAGAAGTAATTCAAGTGAATACTTCTCAATATGAAGTCGTTCAAATATCAAGTTTAGGTGGGGCTTGTTGGGTAGTTAATTGCTTGACAGAACTAGAAATTCCTAGATATTTTATGAATAGACATGATTTAAGTAGATTCAAGGAGGGGAACTTTGTTGAGTGAAGGTTTAAAGTTTAATAATCAAATTGTCCGTAATGAAATAGATGCGGTCAAGATTCATTCGGGAGAATACTATTCAATAGAAGTAGTAGACATCCGTTGGTATAAAGACGATAAACCAACTAGAAAGGGTATTCGTCTAAATAAAAAAGAAGCAAAGATTCTCTTGAATGTTCTTGAGGAAATATTAGGTGAATAAAATGAAGCAATTTAAAAAGAAACTAAGCCCAAAGCACTTTGCTAATTGGTGCATAACAACAGAAAAGAAAATACCCGAAGTCCATAGAGAAGCCTTCAAGGAGATATGGCCCACTATTCAAAATACAAACGATGTAGTGAGGGGTTCGTTTATTACTCATTGGAGTATGGTTATGGGTGGAGATATGAATGAAGTGGCTATGCCTATTACAATAGGAACGCTGACATATCTACAATTAGCGGCACATCATGTTGGTAGAGGTGACTTAGTAGAAACCTTGAACAGTATGATTGCCAACATCCCTAGAATCCGACATGAAATTGAAGGAGGAATGATGGATGAAGAAGAATGAATGGGATGAACTTTCTAAGTATTTATGGAAAATATCTATGATGAAAAGTAAGTATTCTCAACCACTTAAAGATTTAGTGGTTATGGTAAATACAGAAATATATACAAACAAAGAGATGATTGATAATGACAATAAGCAGACTAGCACGACTAATGGAAACAATACAAGACTTGACCCCGACCGGACAAATAGCAGTGATTGATAGAGCATGGGATAATTTTGACCCAATACTACTAAGTAAAATACTGACCTTAGAACTACGCAATAATAATATTGGAATGGTTAAGGGTAAAAAATGGATTGCGAAAGCATTCGATATATTCGATGAAGAATTAGAGGGCTTGTATTCTACCTTTGAAGACATAGGAACAGCAACTCAATACTTAGAAAGTGACAAAGAAAAAGACCAAGACTACACACTAAAACAAATAGTGACTCTACTTGAGTATGATTGCATGTCTCACGCTGATTCTTTCCTTGTAATAAAGGACATACTACTTTCTCTTTCTTCACTTGAAAGAAAATGGTTTGTTCGTTATTGGTTAAGAAATCCGAACAACGGAATAGGTTTAGGACAAGTTACTAAGTCTATTGCTAGCCACTACAGCAAAACTGTAAGTGAAGTAAAGAAAGACATGTCAATGAACAGCATTGAAGTTATTCTCACATTCTATGAGAAGGGAGAAAAACCCCCACTCAATTTAACACATGGTAACTTTGTAAAGCCCATGTTGGCTAAAGAAGTGCCTATGGATAAGTGGCCCGATGAAAGAATAGTGGATTACAAATATGACGGAAACAGGTATCAAATCCATTTAAATTATACTATTCTCGGCCCATCTGTAATTATTTTTAACAGAAGTGGGAAAGTAGTGACGAATCAATTCCCCGATGTAGTTAAAAAAGTTACAGACTACAACAGAGAAAACGACTATCCAACAGGATTCAATTGCATTCTTGACGGTGAAATCTACCCTATCAATAACGACGACTCACCCGCACCACATAAGTTAATGGCTACAAGAGTCCACTCAAAGAATAAAGAAGAAGCAGTAAGGAAGGTTGCCGTTAAATGGGTAATATTCGATTGTCTAAAGTTTGATAGCAAAGTAATTATGGATTTACCATACAAAGAAAGACTTGAAGTTTTCAAAGATTTACCCGACCAAGCACATAGAATGCCCGAAGGCAGTAACACTATTGCATTCTACAACCAAGCAATAAGTGATGGTTTTGAAGGCATCATTGTCAAGGATGCTAATATGAAATACGAACCGGCAAAGCGTTCAGCAGGTTGGGCTAAATACAAACCTCCTAGAATTGAATTAGATGTAGTTATTCTAGGTGCTTGTTATGGAGAAAATTCTAAGTCTTCTGTATTCAGTAGTTTTGATATTGCAGTAAAAGATGGTGATGGTTTTGTATCTCTAGGAAGAGTTGGTAATGGTTTTACTGATGCTGAATTAGTTTCTTTGACTTCTACATTAAGAAAAATAGTAGACGGACATGAAAATAATATGTATCGTTTTCTACCTAGAAAGGTAATTACCGTTACTGCTGATTTAGTATCTCAAAACAAAGATGGGTCTTTAGGACTTAGGTTCCCTAGAAAGACTAGGCTAAGAGATGACAAGTATGTTCAAGACATTGATACTTTAGAAACAGTAGAGAAACTAATATTCGGGTGAAAGATATGAGAGAAACGGCCAACAAATACATAGAAAGGTTTGGGGCCGCAACAACACTCATGTTTCAATTATTTGATGAAGTAAATGATGGAGATATTTGGCAAATGAAATATGTTAATGGATTGATGTTGGCTAAGAAAGGAGTCAATACTTTACAAGAAGTGTATGTAGAAACTGGTATTCGTGATGATGTCTTTTTAAAAATAGTTTTAGCAGGTAATCAATCCGAACAAGAAAACAACATCTACAGAAACATAATGATGGGACTTACTCTTTTCAGTGTAGACCATTCTTACATAGGGATGGTTGTTGATGTTTCCTAAACAAGTTTTGATTGGTATTTTTATTTCAAAGGCTGTATTTGAAATACGGTTTTCTAGAAGTGATGAATCTAAAATAGGATATTCAGTGTTGCCTTCAATATGTATTAGGGGTGATGAACAGTTTCTACTTGACATCCAAAGAAGCCTATATCAACATCAAGTAAAGTCGCTTGTTAAGAAACAAGAGAGCAAACAAAGACCAAAACCGATTATGAGAATATCGGGCATCAAGAATACAAATAAAGTTATTCAAATGATACCCGATTCATACTCCGACGCAAATAGTAGTCTTAGTGCCTATAAGGGAATTATACTAAGACTTGTAAATAAAGAACACCTTACTCTAGAAGGTTTAGAATCAATAATGAAAATAAGAGGAATTTTAAATGGGATTGACAACGATTAAAAAAGAACGAGCCATAATAATTACCGGCAAACATGGCACAGGTAAAACAACAAAGGCATTAGAAATTATTCCTAATGCTATTATTTGCTATGCTAATGTCATGGATATTAAAGACCCGTCATCATTACCAATAGATAACGGAATAATAATAGAAGACTTACATTACAAACCTAAGAAAGATGTCATACTAGATGTTCTTAGAAAATATAGAGGCAAAGTAGTAATGACAAGTATCAACCAAAAGTCTGTTCCTAGTGAAATAAAAAATATGATTAAGTTTAAGAGAGCAGGTAGTGTTTCTCATTTGAGAGATTCTATCAAAGAATTAGCACCAAGAAGCGAAACTCCATATTCATTTGAAAGAGATATGTTTTCTTTAGTGGATGACTACCTAAAAGAGATGAACAGGGAAAAAATATTATTACTACTCAAGTATAATAATCCACCCGACACTCAAATTATTAACTGGTTGGCTGAAAACCAACACCCTAATAAATTAGTTTTCATTGATAGTGTTGTTAAGCGGAGATGGAACAAGGACTATTTTTTTGAAATGTTGGCCTATAATCATGGAGGTAGAAAGTTTGGAAGACCTAGTATGCCCCACCGTAGAGCCTATTCAAAAGTTCCTTCTATATGTAGAAGGCTTGGGATTAAGTCGGGCGGTCATAGAATATTGAAACAATTGATTGAAGATGACGACTTTAAAGAATACGCAAAGAAAAAACTAAACAATGGAGATTGTAGACTTATTGGATTAGGTGAAAAAAGAAAACCAAAACCAAGAGTCAAGAAGATTAAACAAATGAACTTAGGTGATTTTTAATGGCGGCAAATGTAGTAGCAATTAGAAAGATGAAAGCCTTCTTGAAAGGTGGGCCTAAGTCTACAGACCAAGTTTATAATCACTTAAATGATGAAATGAAATGGGGAGTTTCGATGTCGGAATTAGGAAGACTTCTAGCGAACCACGCTGAATTAGCGGGAATACAAAACAATACAGGGTATTGGAGGAATAAAAATGAAACACAAGAGAACACAGGCAGTAATAATAAAAATATTAGATGAAGAAAAAGAATTAACGACAGGTGAAATCTATGATAGATTGGTGGCATACAAAGCCACCACTTCTAATAGAAGACTAAAGAATAGCCACATAAATGTGACTATGAATTCTTTAGGTAATATAATGAAAAGAAAGACCTTTCAAAAGGTTGGTTTCACTAATAGAAACCCAACAGGACATAAGAATAGCCGACAGGCCGTATGGTCTAATAAGGAGGAATAAATATGAAAGCATCGGAAAGGATAAAAGAAATAGAAAATAGACTAATACAATACAAAGAACTACACGAAAATCTCATTGATATAGAAATGATTTATGATAACTTAGATTGGGTTGATATTTACAAACCTCATCATATAGATATTGAATTGCCTAGAGCAATTAACGAAGTTGAATCTAAAATAGAAGAAATAGAATCTAAGTTGGAGAGGATATAATGCTATGGACTGAAAAATATAGACCACAGAGACTAAGCGAAGTTGTCGGACAAGAACACTTTGTAATGGATGCAACGAATTGGGCCGTCAATAAAGAGATGCCTAATGTATTGATTTACGGTGGTTCCGGCACAGGAAAAACTACTGTAGCACTCGCACTCGCAACAAGTATGCTAGGAAAAGATACTGCTAGTAACTTCTTTGAAGTTAATGCTTCGGATGATAGAAGATTAGAAAATGTAAGAACTAGAATCAAAGAGATTGCTCAAAGTGGCAGTATTGGTAATGTTCCTTTCCGAATTATTCTTTTGGATGAGATGGATGGAATGACTAATGATGCTCAAGCGGCACTAAAAAGAATGATGGAACGGTATGCTGATAATATCCGATTCATTATTACATGCAACAATAGAAATAAAATAATCTACGCATTACAATCTAGGTGTGCGAATTATCACTTCAAGAGAATCACTTTTGAATTAGTCGAAGAAGTAGTTACAACTATTCTCAAGAGTGAAGGCCACCCTATTCCCGAAGAATTAAGAGCGTTTATATATGCTTTCGACGGTGACTTAAGACGGACAATCACCGAACTCCAAGCGTCAATCGCTACAGGTAGTCGGCTGAATGTTCAAGTCGAAAAAGGGCTGAAACAATACGAGAAAATAATTATCGAAATAACAAATAAGAATCCAAACGAAGTATTAACAAATCTACATAATCTAATCTATGACGGATTTTCTATCAAGGAAATCTGTATAGGTCTACATGACTTTGTTATTGCATCCGAAATGGATAACAATACAAAATTAAAATTCCTGCGAGTAATTGGTGAAGGTGAATGGCGTTCCCACAACATGACCCCGAAACTACTCGCTTCATGGATGGTGGGAAATCTCATATAAGGAGGTAAAAAAATATGCAAAACGAAATAAGTAAAGCGGCAGAGAAGTTGGGTATCAGTATTACTGATGCTCAATCGAAATTTGAAAATATATGTGAAGAGAATAAGGTGTCTACGGACTCCCCTCTAGCGAAAGGCTTGTGGCGAAGTTACGCTTCTCAACAATTGAGAATGATGCGAACTGATAACACGACCGGAAATACAGAAAAGAAAGGTGGCTTCGGTGACGATGCTTTCGGATTCTTTATTTCCCTTGAAGAACCTAGAGACATGATGGCTTACAACAGAAAGCGAGCGATTGATGAGTGGAACCGTGACCCATTTAATGCACACCAAACAGGGCTAGTAGCAACAGCCGAGAAGAATGAACAAGGACAATATGTTGTCTCTCGCTATTATGATGGTGAAGAACAAATGAGAACTATGAATAAATTGTCGGATGGGGCAGAATACCTAGAATATGGCAGTATTATTATTCCTCTTGATTCACAGCAACGCTATCAAAACGGCGGAGAAAACAAGAACTACGGAAAGCCTTTGGCTAGAGAACTAATGCGACGAAGTGGAGTATTCATTGGTAAAGTCGGTGAAGACACAGACTACAACCTCTACTACTTTTCATACAAGAATGACGGAGGAATGCAATTCTCTCCATCTACTTTTGAATGGATTAACATGACAGTAATTAAGGATTCAAACAGAGAAGGCTACATCTACGGCTATTCAATGAAGACTCTTGGTAGTCTTTCTTTGAACAGTGAACAAGACCCCGAAGGAGACTTGTTCCGAGATGTTTCTTCTGTTAATGTGTTTGACTTGGCTAGTGGATTAGCGGCTGAAAATGTTGCATCATTGACACTACTTGATGCTAAACATCTTGAATTGCGTGAAAGAGTTGCAGTAGATAGATTCGTTATTACTATGGGAACTGTTTGTAATATGAACATGACTCCAACTTCTAATGGAAACCGTATTTTGAATCTTACTGATTTGAATGCAGACTTCGATTATGACACTGATGGAATGACTACTTGTTGGGTTCCTTCTCACATTAACATTGACTTTGGTATTGGTTCCGAAGTTGTTGTAGTGGGTAGAACCTCTCAACGAGAAGGGGAAGACGGATATGAACCGGCTACAATCAACCTTTCGGGAATCTATGTTACTGAAAGAAAAGGACAAGTAGAGGAAATTGGTGAGGCTAAAGAAGAAGACCTTGATTGGTTTTGATTGAGTAATACTCATGCCGTGTAAGTGTGGCGGTTGAATGACACTCAAATAGGTGCGAAGCCTATACTCTTAGGAGGTAAAAATATGTTAAGCGTAGCAGATAAAATGATAACAACAGACAGAGCGACAATACCGATAGACAGATTACAACATGTGTCTTATCAGTATTTGACAAACATTGACGGAAAAAAAGAAGTAGAAGTTAAATTATACACAGCACATCCTAGTGTAGTGATACAAACTTGTAGTGCTAAATCTCTAGAAGATTTTCTACATTTCTTAAAATTAGAAAAGATGGGGTTGAGCGATTGAGCGATTCAATTACAATTACTAATTCTTTCGTTGAGAAAGAAGGAACATGGGTAGTGGCTTTTGGTGATGTGGACTTTATTACATGGAAAGAAAACTATGATGATAATACCTATTTCATTAAATTGCACATAGGAACAAAAGAAACAAGACTACATTTAGACTTTGAAGAAGAAGTAGAAGAATTAGTCTCCGCATGGAAAAAATACAAAGGTGAATAAAAATGGATAAAAAAATACAAACGCAAATAGATATTGAAGGGCTTAGAAAGAAACTTCTAAAACAGACTGAACAGCATAAGAATGCGCCTAAAAGAATTAAGGTTGGAATTGAAGGTGATGCTAAAACAGGTAAAACTGGATTGGCTATGGATATGACTAAGAAAACATTCTACTTAGATGTTGATAATGGTTCTCGCCCAACTTGGAAAGCGAATCATAATTCTACAGACCGCATTATTATTTACAATCCGGCGGCTACTGATGAAGAAACAGGAGAGTTTCTACCATACCAAACTCAAGGAAACATTCGTTCCTTTATTGCATTGGCTAAAGAAACAGCAAAGACAGAAGAAATTGTTTTTGTTTGGGATGGAGTAGATACATGGCTAGACTATTGCACACTTTACATGACAGGAATGGAAACATCAAGAATGCGACCAATGAAAACTGCCAAACAGCAGGACTGGTTTCATAGAAACCAACCATTTAGAGAAGTAATGAAAGAAGTAGAAGCAATTGACTGCGACCAAATCTACATTACTCACACTAAACCTCCGTTTAGAGACGAAACTCCACAGCCCATATGGAATCGTTGGGATTCTCACCTTTGGACTGTTCTACAAACAACTCAAAGAAATACACAGAAAGGCATGGAATACTTTGTTACTGTTAAAAGTAGTAAATACAATCCTTCTCTTCTTGGTAAAAGAGTTTCTTTCCTTTCAGTTAATCGAACAGGAGAAGTAATTTGGACTGGATTTAAAGAACTTAAAGAGGGAAATGTATGAATAAACAACTCAAAAAATTGCCTAAGCATGGTGGATTAGGAGATATTGTATTCACTGAACCCGAAGAAGGAACGGGAGATATTATGTTCTATAGACCTTGTTTGTATCGTTGGAGTGAAAAAAGCCAAGAAGAATATGAGGCTGAAAACGATAGAAGCCATTTTGGATGGTGTGTTTATGGTGCTAATCCTATTTATGGTGCTATGGCTTGGATAGTCAAAGAACAACAGGAGGAAGAATAAATGAAATTTACAATAGATGCAAAGGAGTTTAGAACAGGATTAGAAGACATTATGGGTAGTGGTAAATATGCTCAAAGTGGTGGAGTAAAGTCGGGGGTATTAAGTGAATACACTTACTTAGATTTGAAAGACAATCCTAGCAATACTGCGTTTGGGCTATTGGCACTATGGAATGGTGATGGTAGTTACATCAACAAAATAGTTCTTGATGTAACAATACTAGACGACTCTACACATAATGCAACAGTGAACATCAAATCACTACTGCCTTTCTTGAAGAAAATGTCGGGTGAAATAGAAATAGCAATCCGTGATAGAGTGACTATTTCTTCCGATAATACTGTAATTACTTTGCCTAGAGTTAATCAACATCCACACCACGAAGTTATTCAAAGACTATATTTAATGGACTTAAACTTAGATGGTGAAATGCCTCAATTTAATGGTAAAGAATTTGAGGGTTCTTTTGACATGTCTACTGCCGATTTCAAAGAAGTAATTAACCAATGTGAATTGATAGGAACAGGTGTCTATAAATTAGATTTTGATTTTGATGAAAATGACTTAGGAAAAGTTAAGATTTCTTCAACAGTAGTTGGAGTTAAACAATATACCACTACAGTAAATGTAGAAAACGGAAAGGGTTATTCAGCAACGGTGGCTTTTACAGGCCCACTTCATAAGTTCTTCAAAGGAGATACAATTACCTTCTATGTTAAAGATGAGTTCCCTATACTACTAGTTGGAGAAGACCGACTACTAGTTAAGGTTCCTCATATGGAATAGTGATTATAATGATAATAACAAATAACAATAATAATATTTATCTCTCTTGGAGAGACATCAACGGAAACAAAGTGATTAAGAATGATACTTACAAGCCTTATTTTTATATTAAAGAAACTGCTAGAGAACCTGCCACTTACAAGGTAACTAAAACAATAACTAGAAACTATGAATATGAACATGGTGATTGGGTTAATCTAGATGGTGAACAGTTAAAGAAAGTCTATGTGGATATGCCTAAAGATATCTACAAAGCAAAAGAAAACTTTTCCCAAACCTATGAAGCCGATGTTCCTTTTCACTATCGTTATGCTATAGATGAATTAGATTCAATACCGGAATACAATATGCGTAAATGGTATTGGGATATGGAGTGGCAACAAGGTGGAGAACATGATAACAAAATTACTGCTATTGTTTGCTATGATAATTTTGATAGTCAATTCTATACTTGGACTTGGCAACCCGAAGAAAACAAAGATATTGTAGAACCTAAAGTAGAAGGCTACAATTCTATTTTCTTTATCGAAGATAGTGAAGAAGAAATGATTCGGCAATTCTTAATCTCTATGGAACACTGCGACCCCGATATGCTAATTGCATGGTTTGGTTTAAAGTTCGATTTACCTAAATTACTAGAACGATGTTGTGCATTAGATATTAACCCATTAGGAATGTCACCATTAGGTGTTATTGATGGAGTCTATCTAAAAAACGAATCTTGGGTCTTTACTAAAGGTGACGGATACAACCCAACTGCTCAACCAATAAAAGGTAGAATTACTCTCAACTTAGACTTGGCCTTTGAAAGACAATGGAATGATGCTCAAAGAGGGACATTACCTAGTCTATCATTAGACTATGTTTCAAAGACTTTATTCGGTGAAGGAAAACATACCGAGACTAAGTTTGAAGACCCTAATGAGTTTTACCGTAGAGCATGGATAGAAGATGCCTCGGCATATCTACAGTATGCAATTATAGATGTAGAATTACTTAGAAGAATTGATGAAGAGAACTTTACCTCCGAGGCAATTCTATCTCTACAGCGATTACTAGTAGCACCATTCGACGCTTGTTTCTTTGCATCTAATATGGGTTCAATGTATTTTATGCGTAATGCTTGGTGGAAAGCCCCAACAGGTAGTAAGCCTAAACATAAAGTGTGTGATTCATGCGGCTACAAAAACCCTAATGATAAGAAACTAAAGACCTGTAAGAAGTGCAAAGCGAGTCTTTCTTATTCGGGTGCTATGGTTTACAATCCATTAGATGAAGGAACAAACGGATTACATTACAATGTAGCGGCGTTTGATTTTGCAGGTCTTTATCCTAGTATGATTATTGCTAGGAATATTTCATTTGAAACAAAGAGTGATGTTGAAACAGTATTTGGTGCTGATTTAAACACACCTCAAAACTTGAGAGAAGAAGAGTATGAGAGAAAAATGCTATACTACAAAACAGATAAACTTGGTCTATTGCCTAAGTCTCTGTTGGCTTTGAAAGACTTGAGAAACGAATACAAGGCTAATATGAAAGAGGCTAGGAATAGTAACGACAAAGAGCAAACTGCTAAGTGGAATAATAATCAAATGGCAGTCAAGCGACTCATGGCATCCTTCTACGGAATCCTCGCATACAAGGGGTTCGGTTGGGCTGATGTTGATTTAGCGGCTAGTATTACTGCTAGTGCGAGAGAGGCGATTAGACTAGCGGCATTTAAAGCGAAGGAGATGAAAGGATGTTGAAGAAAGATTATGAACAAATGACGGAGGCTTTAGTTAGATACTTGAAAGGATTTGAAGGTAGTTGCACAGGTTATGTCCCTACACAAAGAGCGAAAGAGGAAGTAATAAACCGAGTGCGAAAAATTATGAAAGCGTATGGCGTGGAGATGAAAGTATGAAAGAAAAAAGAATAGAATTTAGATGGATTCAAACAAGCGGAACAGGAATAAGTGGTTCTTTTAAATGTAAAAAACCACTAAAACACAACCCTCAATTTGAAGGAAAGCACCATTGTAAACTATGTGAGCAAGAAGCAAAAGAAGACGCATACAAATACTTAGGCGGTGAATAGAATGGGTAGAGGAAAAACCAAAAAATTAAACTCCGAAGTTATGCGAGAAGCAATAATAAGAACATTAGAGGAATTAGAGGTGAACAAAGAATATATAAAGATAAAACTTTATGATAAGGTTATTGTATTATACCAAGAGATATACAAAGACAAATATGGAAAATATAATTCTCAACTTAGCCATAGAAGTAGTAATCCTAAAAGGAGAATATCGCAATTCTTTAAGGAAAAAACTTGTAATGAATATGGTTGGAAAACAGTGTATAAAAAGAGAGTCGGTTTTAAGGATGGTGTTAAAATAAGTTATTTAAATACCCCATATCTAGTGAGGATTAAAAATGAATAAGTATTTTGAAAAGTGGATTGTTGAAGAGATTCAAAAAACTACAGATGTTTTTACTGCGAGAGAAGTTCTAGATAAAGTGATAGAAAGTCGAGGTAGTTCACCCCATATCGGTGATGCTTATTCGGCCACATGGATTTGTAAGAAACATTCAAAGAGAGTGAGTCGTGGGCGGTTCATAAAGGAGGTGAAAGCATGTATTGTAATACCTGCAATAAAACAGTAAGGATTCTACATCCTAATATAAAAGAATGCCACAGGTGCATATCTTGGAAAAACAGTAGAAACAGGAGAAATAAAAATGTTTAATTTAGATGAATTGATAGAAGTGCAAAGAACAACCAACGATACTTTACAAGAATTGTTGGATAATGTGAAAAGAAGTAATAAGATTTTAATGATGGTTAATGCTGTTAATATCGCTACAATACTTACACTGTTGTTGGTGGTATTATGAAGTGGCCTTTGTATGAGCCTTTTTATAATTTAATAAAAAGCCAAGTAGATGCCCCTGTTTTATATCCCTATGTAGAGCCTTTTTGCACATTTGTTTATTGGCTCTATGTAGTAGCAATAAGTAAGCAGATTTTTTCTTTTATGTTAAAACCAAAAAGAAAAGAAAACTTTTGGGAACAATACAACACGGGAGGTATTTGAATGGAAGTAGTCTACGGACATACAGACTCTATCTACATCAAAGTAGAGTCTATAGAACAAGCACATGAAAGCCTAAAAGAGATTAACGACTATGTAAGAGAGTCATTCCCCAACACATTAGGGTTGGATGAACACCCCGTAGTTCTAGAGTTTGAAAAGTATTTTTCTTCTCTAGGTGTTGGCATAACTAAGAATCGAAATGCAGGTTTAATCTCATGGGAGGATGGGGTCTTTTTAGAAGAACCAAAGTTCACCATGACAGGATTTACGGCTAAGAGAATATCCGAAACTCCACTAGCAAAGAGAATACAGACTACTGTATTAGAAATGTGGGTAGAAGGAAAAAGTGAAGATGACATAGTAGATTACTGCCGAGAAGAATACTTGAAAACATTGAATGGCGAAAACCCAATTACAGATGTTGTCAAAAGAAGTCGCTTGAAAGAAAGCAGGTTTTCTCTAAAGTGTTCATGTAACAAAAAGTATAACTTACTTGAGATATACGATGTAGAGTATTGTTCTAAGTGCGCTAAACTGAAAAAACACTTCACTACTTTAGACGGTAAAAGGCCGAGCATAGGTTCCGGTATTGCAGGTATGCTTTACGGACATGAAGAATTGGGTNTCANATATGACAACTCATATATCTACATGAAAATTATTCCCGAAGGGTTCTATACAAACCCATTAACTAATGAAAGAAAGTCGGCTGAATGGGTTGCGGGAACAACCTTTACAGACTTAGAAAACTTTACTCCCGATTGGGGGCATTATGCCGAACAAGTAATTAGTAAAGCCCAACCTATCTTTGACGCTATGGGTTGGCAAACAATTAAGATAAAAAACAAACAAAAAACATTAGATGAATGGTGGTAAAAATGGATGAATATAAAAATGAAATAGACAGTATGCTTGAATATACATATCAGTGGTTGCCGGAAAACTACAGTGACCCGACAGAACCGATATTGAAAATAACAAAGTCTTCTTTAGGAACTTTTGATTGGTGTCCTAAGAAGTATGATTTTAGTTATCAACAACGATTGCCTCAAGACCAAACCGAGGCTATGCGTAAAGGAACAATAATGCACAATGCTAGAGAAGACTTCTTTAATGACTTTGATATTAAGAAGGCTGAAACAATGAGTGAAGAAGAGATACTAGATTATTGCTCTAGCCTATTCCCTATTGATGACTATTGCGAGGACTACCAAACTATTGCAGTCTTTGAATCTCAAAGGTTTATTGATGCTTTAGCAGAAAACAAAACACACGAATATCTACCTGTTTGTAATGAAGGCAAATTTGATTGTGAGATTACTATTCCTATGGGGCCATACAAGGGAGGCGCATGGAATAACAATGAAGAGTATAGTTTAAGTCGAGATTATGTAGTCCATCTACAAGGTATCATTGATAGAATATTTCAAGAAGACAATGGCTATATTCCTATGGAGTTTAAGACTGGCCCTTGGAAAGATTACAAAGCAACAGGTATGAGAAAAGAAATGGCTTTCTACAAAATGCTAATTGACAATGCTAGTGATTTGGTATTGAGGAATGCAGGTCTTGAACCAAACATTCCTGTAAGTCATTGGTCTTGGTATTATCCAATATCAAACCATGTTCACTGCGAGCCTTCTAAGAAAAGAAATGAAACTTCTGTAATGAATAATATTGCTAGGCTTATTCATTCTTATGAACAGAAGTTATTTGAGACTAAGTTCTATTACAAGACCTGCGCTCATTGTTCTTTCTTTGGAATATGTGATGCGGCACAAGAAGATACATGGGTGTGATTAGATGAACATAAGTTGTCCTAAATGCAATTGTAAATTAAAAACCACTCCGGTATATATGAAATATATTGATGGTGTTTGGGTTGATAGCGGAAAATGCACTGGCTCAAAATTACATCATTATGAAGTAAAGGTGGTTGAATAATGGATAATATGCAAAAAGTAGCCTTTGATGCAATTACTATTTTATCCCATTTGGGTAGATATGATAGTGAAGTATTGGAATATGCAATTACATTACGCAATAGATATGAAGGTGTTTTAAATGAATCGAAAAATAATTGAAACTTTAGTTAAATCTAGAACATGGTCTTTTGCTGAAATAAGCAATATGAAAATAACCATAGAAACTCTATGTGATGAGATTTACAATGAGTCTAAACTTATTGATAGATTTGAAATGATTCGGGAAGTAACAATAAATGAAAGGTTTATTGGTTATTCTTTTGAAGACTGTATTAGAGAAGCCACTAAAATAAAACTTAGTGGTGATATAGCAGAAGCAATAACTGAAATGCTAGGAGAAGCAACAATTAGTTTTGATAAAAATGGAGGAAATAAAAATGAAATATCCGAGGGAAGTGTGGGCGGGGAGTCACATAAAGAACGCACCACAGATGAAAAGAAAAATAGTAAGAACAAAAAGTGAATATGTTGAGTTTGTTAAAACTCAAAATAA